CTTGTACCAGAGGATTATTTGTATTTCTTGGACAAGTAAATACATTCTGTATTTCTTGTACTAGTAAATACATTCTGTATTTCTTGTACTAAGGAATACATATGGTAATCCTTACTATGGTTATCCACAGATAAGAACACCTTTTCTTCTGTAGTAAATACGCAAGGTTCATGCCAGCTTTCGCTGTCTCTGCAACTTTTTCGCTTCTGCACTTCGGCAGACCACCGGTCACACTGGGTGCTCCTCCACGGGGGTGGGGGTGCCACCCCAGCGGTTGGTGGGGCGTAACCGCCGCAGCGCAGGCCGTACTCCTCCTGAGCGGTGACTGAGCCGACTGACCCACGTCACGGGTCACCAGATACATTCGTCAGCCAGAAGGAGTCACACCATGGCTGCACGCATCCGAAAGATTCGGCACGATGACGACACCCGGGCAAAGATCCAGGCGGCGTACTACATCAACCGACTTCACCAGCACGTCGAGGGCAAGGTCACCTTGGCGCCCTCTCAGATCAACGCGATCAAGATCCTGCTGGACAAGTCGCTGCCCAACCTCTCTGACGTCAAGGTCGACACTGGGGCGCAGGGCATCACGTTCAACCTGAACGCGAATCTGCCCAAGTGACTGCCGTCGCTGACGAGTCGCTCGTCACCTACCACCCGCCGGGTCCGGTGGCGGCGAGCTTTCACCAGGACAACTCTTTCGTTCGTGGGCTGATGGGTCCGGTGGGCTCTGGCAAGTCCAGCTCCTGCTGCGTCGAGATCGTGATGCGGGCGCTCAAGCAAGAGCCCTGGTACGACGGCGTTCGGCGCTCCCGCTGGGCTGTGATCCGGAACACGTACCCGGAGCTGAAGTCCACCACGATCAAGACCTGGGAGACTTGGTTCCCATCCAACGTGGCGCCTATCCGGTGGGACACGCCCATCACGTCGCACATGCGGATCGAGGACATCGGCGACGGCACCGCCATGGACCTGGAAGTCGTCTTCCTGGCGCTGGACTCAGAGACCGACACCGGCAAGCTCAGGTCCCTCGAACTCACTGGCGTCTGGATCAACGAGGCGTCTGAGATCGCCCGTGGCGTCTTCGACATGACCACTCAGCGGGTCGGGCGCTTCCCCTCCAAGCTGCGTGGAGGCCCGTCCTGGACCGGCGTCATCGCGGACACCAACCCTCCCGACGACGACCACTGGTACTACGAGTTCGCCGAGGTCAGCACACCCAAGGGTTGGAAGTTCTTCCGCCAACCAGGAGGCCTGTACTTCGACCAGGAGAAGGGCGAGAACGTCCCCAACCCGGACGCAGAGAACGTGGACAACCTGCCCAACGGGCACGGGTACTACCTGCAACAGTTGGGCGGCAAGCAAGACCAGTGGATCAACGTCTTCCTGCGCGGCAACTACGGCACCACCTCCGACGGCAAGCCGGTGTACCCGGAGTGGAATGACCGCGTCCACGTGGCGCCTGAGCCGCTGAAGCCGGTGCGTGGCCTGCCCATCATCCTGGGCTGGGACTTCGGTCTCACCCCGAGCTGCATCATTGGCCAGATGATGCCCAACGGCAGGCTCCACATCCTGGAGGAGCTGGTCGCGGAAGACATGGGCATCCGCCAGTTCGCCTCCGACGTGGTGCGCCCTGTCCTGACCACGAAGTACAACGGTTTCGCCCGCTTCTCTGAAGGCGACCCTGCCGGCCAGATCCGCGCCCAGACCGATGAGCGCACGTGCTTGCAGGAGCTGGCGGAGCTGGGCATCCCCACCGAGCCGGCGCCTACCAATGACTGGATTCCCCGCCGAGAATCCGTGGCGTACTTCCTGACCCGCATGATCGACGGCGGCCCAGGGTTCTTGCTGGACCCAAGCTGCTCGATCCTGCGCAAGGGGATGAACGGTCGCTACCGCTACGAACGCCTGAAGACATCTGGCTCTGCGCGATACAGGGATCGCCCGATCAAGGATCAGTTCTCACACCCGCACGACGGTCTTCAGTACCTGTGCATGAGGGTGCGCAACGGGCTCAGCCCGGTACGCGCCAGGGCGGTGGTGAACTCCTCAAGCAAAGGCTGGACCTAAATGAACGCCATCGCAGTGCCGCCGGCACCCCTCCAGGTCGACATCGACGTCAAGCAGGCCCCCTCCAGCGAGTACGAGCTGCTGCACACCGACCTGTCTCGCCATGTCAGCGACTGCTGGGAGCGCGCCAAGTTCGCCAAGACCGAGATCGTCGATCGCCTGCTTCGCTGTGAGCGCCAGCGTCGTGGCGTCTACGACCCGGAGAAGGAGATCGAGATCGCCAAGACTGGCGGCTCCGACATCTACATGCGCCTGACCGACATCAAGTGCCGCGCAGCCGAGAGCTGGATCCGCGACGTGATGATGTCCGCTGGCCGGCGCGTCTTCGACCTGGACACCGCTGAAGAACCAGAGGTGCCTCCTGAGGTCTCGGCGGGCATCGTCGAGCTGGTGACCATGGAGATGCAGGAGTTCGTCCAGGCAGGCGGCGCTGTCCACCCGGAGGCCTTCCGCGCCCGGATGGAAGAGGTGCATGACCAAGTCATGGACAAGCTGCGCGAGCAGGCCAAGGAGGCTGCCAAGCGCATGGGCGACAAGATCGAAGACCAGTTGAACCTGGGCAAGTTCGACGCCTCCCTCCAGGACTTCATCAACGACTTCGTCACCTACCCCACGGCGGTCTTCAAAGGCCCGGTCGTGCGGCGCAAGAAGAAGCTCACCTGGGGCCCAAACTTCCAGGCGGTGATCCTGCGCGACTACGCCAAGAGCTTCGAGCGCGTCTCGCCCTACGACGCCTACCCATCGCCCAACGCCAGCACCACGCACGAAGGCTTCTTCATCCAACGCCATCGCCTGTCACGTGCCGCGCTCCAGGATCTGCGTGGCGTGCCCGGGTACAGCGACGTAGCCATTGACCAAGTCCTGGAACGGTTCGGCGACGGCGGCTTCCGGCAGTGGCTCATGGGCGACCAAGAGCGTGACCGCCTGGAGGGCAAGCCTCACGCCCGCCTGTTCACCAAGGAGGTGATCGAGGCGCTGGAGTTCTGGGGCTCTGTCTCCGGGAAGATGCTCCTGGACTGGGGGCTGAAGCCCACCAAGAAGATGCCCATCGAGTGGAACAAGGAGTACGAGGTCACCGCGTGGCAGATCGGTCCGTTCTGCATCAAGGTCTCGATCAACCCTGACCCCCTGGGGCGCCGGCCCTACGAGATCGCCCAGTGGAACGAAGTTCCCGGCTCCTTCTGGGGCACCGCCCTGCCCGAGCAGATGCGCGACGTGCAGACCATGTGCAACGCCGCCGCCCGGTCGCTGGCCAACAACATGGGCGTGGCCTCCGGGCCCCAGGCTGAAGTCCAGGTCGACCGCCTCCCGGACGGGGAGGACGTGACCTCGATGTTCCCCTGGAAGATCTGGCAGACGACCTCCGATCGCACAGGCGGCGGCCAGCCGGCCATCCGCTTCTTCCAGCCCGAGATGCGTGCCGCCGAGCTGATGAGCGTGCATCAGTACTTCATGAAGCTGGCCGACGAGGTGACCGGGATCCCCGCGTACCTCTACTCCGGACAGACTGGTGGCGGCGCGGGGCGCACAGCCTCCGGTCTGTCCATGCTGATGGACAACGCGGCCAAGGGCATCAAGACGGCGATCGCCGCGCTGGACGTGGTTGTCGCCGCCATGGTGGACCGCCTGTACGTCCACAACATGATGTACGACCCGGACCCCGCGATCAAAGGCGACTTCAAGGTCATCGCACGTGGCGCCATGGGGCTGGTCATCAAAGAGCAGCTTCAGCAGCGGCGCATGGAGTTCCTCCAGTCCACGGCCAACCCCGTCGACCTCCAGATCGTTGGCCTGGGCGGGAGAGCCTACGTGCTGCACGAGGTGGCGGACTCTCTCCAGATGGACACCAGCCGGATCGTTCCAAGCCCCGACAAGATGGCGTTCGACCAGGAGAAGCAGACTCAGTTCCAGATGGCCACCCAGCAGATGGCTGGCGGCCAGCAGCAACTCGCCGCGCCGTCAGCCCCTGGCGACGCACCCATGCCCGAAGACCCGGGCGTTCTCCCACCACTCTGAGGCACACGATGGCAAAGGCATTCGCAGGCAAGCAGACGCCAGCAGAAGAACGCAAGGAGGCCCGCATGGTGCGCTCCGGCAAGGTCTCCCCGGCGGAGTACGCCCGCCGCGAGAAGGCTGAGGGCGACAAGAAATCCCCGGCCACACTCAAGTCCACAGGCCAGAAGCTGGCCAGCGGAAAGATGTCGGCGGCTCAGTACGCCGGCAAGCCCATGAAGAAAGGCTAATCATGATGAAGGCCAAGCCCATGATGCGCGGGCGACCCGCATCTCCCCCTCCCATGCGCGCACCAATGCGCCCGCAACCGACGGCCTACATGGCAGACGGCGGCCTTGTCGGCACTGCTGCCAGGACCTGTGGCTGCGTTGGCGTATCGGGCGGAACCGGTGGTACGCGCAGCAACCAAGACTACCGGAAGTAATGCTCAAGCAATCACCGGATAGAGTCATCTCAGCGCTGTCCTCTTTGGAGGGCAACACAGAGTTCGAGGTGGTGATGGGCTGGCTTGAGGAATCTCGGGCCGACCTACACGCCGCCAGCTTGCACACCAAGGACGAAGTTGTTCTGAGGTGGCAGCAAGGAGCGGGTCAGCTCCTGGACGACCTGATCCAAAAAGTCAGGTCTTCCCGGCAGACCCAGTACTCCAGAAGGAAATAGCCCGGTTGGGCAAACGCTTTATCGGTGGCGATTCACCGGTCCCAAGAACACCGGAACTTGAAGGCGCGGATACGCAAGGCCCGCGACGGACAGTGAAGGCTCAAGGAGTTGGAATTGGATCTTCCACGCGCCGTCATGGAGGCGGAACGAAAGGCAGAAGAGGCGTTCAACCGTCTCAAGTCACCAACGCAGCAAACGGCCACCGAGCCGGCGCAGCCCGCACAGCAGGTTGCTCCCCCTCCTCCGCCGCCCGCGCCCGCCCCGAACACGGGAGACGAGCCCTGGGAAGCCCGGTACAGATCACTGCATGGCAAGTACAACGCAGAGGTCCCCAGGCTGAACACTGCGCTGAAAGACCGAGAAGCTGAACTGTCAGCGCTGCGGGAAGAACTCGAGGCTCTGAAACAGGCGAAGGACAGGCAGTCACTCGTCAAGCCCGAAGAGATTCAGGAGTTCGGTGAACCCCTGGTGGACCTGATCCGACGCGCAGCACGCGAAGAGGTTGGGACCAAGGACCAGGAGATCTCCGAGCTGAAGTCGCAGCTCAAGTCGATCAAGTCGACGTCCGAGCAGAGCGTGGAGTCCACCTTCTACGAGAAGCTGGCCACCGCGATCCCGGACTGGATGACGATCAACGACGACCCTGAGTTCCATTCCTGGCTTGCCGAACACGATGAGCTGACCGGCTATCAGAGGCAGGAACTTCTTTCGCAGGCGGAGAAGCGCAAAGACGCCAGTCGCGTCGCACGTTTCTTCGATGCCTTCAAGAAGACCAAGTCCAAGACCCAGGTTGCAGCAGTCGATTCGTTGGAGTCTCAGGTGCCGCCAACAACGTCGAGAGCCGACGCGCCTCCACAGGGAAAGAAGATCTGGACCCGTGGGGAGATCGCCGACTTCTACTCGCGTGACAAGCGTGGTGAGTACACCGTCGAACAGTCTGCTGCGATTGAACAGGACATCCAGGAAGCGGTCCGCGACCGAAGAGTGCGGTAAGCCCCTGGCTTCAACTCATCGAGGTTTCAAATGTCTCTCGCAGTCTCTGGAAACTATTACGGCGCCGGCAGCGGCGTCGACTCGTACGCTGGTGCCTCCGGGTTCATCCCGGAGATCTGGTCTGGCAAGCTCCAGGTCAAGTTCTACAAGTCCACCGTTCTCGGTGAGATCACGAACAACGACTGGGAGGGCGACATCAAGGACCAGGGCGACAAGGTCACGATCCGCTCGATCCCGACCATCACGATCAACAACTACACGAAGGGCATGAACCTGACCAATCAGGTTCCGACCAGCACCCCGACGGAGTTGAACATCGACAAGGGCAAGTACTTTGCCGTGGTCCTGGACGACGTGGACAAGGTGCAGGCCGACGTCAAGCTGATGGACATCTTCACTGAGGACGCAAGTCAGCAGATGAAGATCGCCATCGACGGCGACGTGCTGGGCGCGGTCTACGCCGATGCGGCCACCGGGAACAAGGGCGCCAATGCCGGCCTGCTCTCCGGCGGCATCAACCTGGGCGCGACGGGTGCTCCCCGCCAGATCACCAGCTCCACGGTCCTGGACATGATCCTGGACATGGGTCTGTGCCTGGACGAGCAGAACGTGCCCGAGACCGGTCGCTGGGCGGTGATCCCCGCCTGGATGGCTTCGATGATCAAGCGCTCGGACCTGAAGCAGGCCTACCTGACCGGCGACAGCGTCACCCCGCTGCGCAACGGCAAGCTGGGTCTGATCGACCGGTTCACGCTGTACGTGTCGAACAACCTCGCCACGACCGCTGACCTGGGCGCTGACGCTGCTCCTGGCGGCACCGCTGCCAACGCCGACAGCACCGCATGGAACATCATGGCCGGCACCCGCGACGCGATCTCGTTCGCTTCGCAGATGACGAACATCGAGACCCTGCGGGCCCAGTCGACGTTCGGCAACATCGTGCGCGGCCTGAACGTGTACGGCTACAAGGTGACCAAGCCTGAAGCCCTGGTTCACGGCTACATCCGCAAGTAAGCCGCTGAGGCGCAATGAGGGGGAGTCGGGCAACCGGCTCCCCTTTTTCACATGAACCCACGATTCCTGAAGCAGAAAGGCTCTGGCCACATTTACCCGTGGACCCAGAGGTTGGCTGAGCGCGGCGACATGGAGCCATACGAGCCTCCAAAGCCCGTGCCGCCACAACCCCCCAGCCCCGCACCGGCAGCGCCGCCAAAGGCCGCGCAAGCGCCCTCCCGCCCGCACAAGACTCCCACTCAAAATGCCAATCCAGCGCCGGACTTTCCGCCGCTGGACGACGCCCTTGAGGCGTTCCGCAAAGAGGTGGCCCATCCCTCCCGGACGAAAGGTGAATCATGAAGGTTTCGGACATCACCACGCGAGTTCGCATCCTGCTGAATGACCAGGATGGCACGCGCTGGCTCGACTCTGAGCTGGTCGCCTGGATCAATGACTCCCAGAAGCTGATCGCTATGGCGCGGCCCGACGCAAGCGTCACGAACGGCGCCCTGACCCTGTCTGCCGGCACGAAGCAGTCGATCCCGCCGACGGCATTCCGCCTGCTCGACGTGATGCGCAACCTCGCATCAGATGGTGTCACGGGGGGCCGATCCATCCGAATCGTGGACCGCGAGGTGCTGGATTCGCAGGACCCTATGTGGCACACCACTGCCGCGTCCGGGACGATCAAGCACTTCATTTTCGACAACCGGGACCCCAAGAACTTCTACGTCTACCCGCCGGCCGCTGCGGGCACGAAGATCGAGGCCATGTACTCGATCACGCCAACCGAGATCGTCTACAACGTAAGCGATGTCCCGGGCACCATGAACACCGTGTTGACCGTCTCCCCCATCTACCTGGAGGCGGTTGTGAACTACGTCATGTATCGGTCGTACTCCAAGGACGCGGAGTTCTCTCAGAACCCGCAGCTTGCCGCCGGCTACCTCCAGACCGTGTACTCGATGTTGGGCATCAAGACGCAGAAAGACGTGGCGTTCTCGCCTGACCTCAACAGCAAGGGCGCGATGCCCAACGCTGCGGCAATCCAGGCAGGCGGTGTCTGATGGCGTCCTACGAGGACTTCCTCTCGCGGATCCTGATTGAGGTGCCCGGCTGCGCTGAAATCTCGGCGCTGCTGGCCATCAAGGACACGTGCATCGAGTTCTGCGAGAAGAGTCTGATCCTCGTACGCGATCACGAGCCGATCACGGTCTACCAAAACGAGGTGGACTATGACCTGGAGGCCCCCGCAGGGATGCTGGTGGTCAAGGTCATGAAGGCCTGGATGGAGAACTCCCCGATTGACCCGATGTTTCCCGACATCGTTAGGGACGCATCGGTCTACAACCGAGAGTACAGCTCCTATCAGGCGGCTGCCTCGACCCCCAGGAGGTACCTTCAGAAGTCGGAGCGCACGATCTCCGTTTGGCCCCTGCCGGACAAGACCTACGTGAACGGGCTGACCCTTCGTGTGGCGCTGAAGCCTTCCCGCAACTCGACGTCAGTGGACGACGTGATCTACGAGGACTACGCCGACACCATCGCAGCCGGCGCCCTCTCCAAGCTCATGCGCTCCAGCGGCAAGCCCTACACCGACCTTCGGCTTGCGGAGGATCGTCGCAGGGAGTTCATGACCGGCGTCAATGTGGCCCGCCAGAGATCCGGTCACGGGCACGTCAGATCCAACCTCTCCGTGCGCCTGCGGCGCATCTGAACCATAGGAGCCACCCATGGCCAAGTACGCACACCCCGACGTTCTGGACCAAGGTCCGAACTTCATCAAGACCAACTGCAACCGGATGGCGCTCATCAGCACCTACACCTTCGGCGAGACCTACGCCACGGTGAACGGCAACATCCTGGCCGACGTGGCGATGACGTCGACCGACTTCACGTTGGCCAACTCCGGCAACGACCGCTCGTTGACCACGGCGGCGGGCAAGAGCGACACGGCGGCCAACAGCTCTGGCGGCAGCGCGACCAACCACGTCGCGTTTTTGGACACCGTCAACAGCAAGGTGCTGTGGGTGACTGAGGAGACCACGGGGCAGCCTATCACCGCCGGCAACCCGGTCAACTTCCCGAGTCTGGTCTACACCGCCAAGCAGCCGGTGGCTCCGTAAGGAGTAGCGCATGGCCGCATCACAACTTGGCTACACCCCAGGATCTGGCGCCAACGTCGCCACCGACCTGGATGCCGGCGCCCACCACCAGAAGGCGCTGATTGAGCACTTGCAGGGCGGCGTGCCGACGCCCGTCACCGAAGACGCGCCGCTGCCCGTGGCCGACCGTCACACCGGCAGCCTGCTGACGCGTATCTTGCAGATGCTGATGGCGCCGCTGGGCTATGACAAGAGTTTGCAGCGGCAGCGGGGTACGGTGGTGGTGGAGTCGGGTACGGTAACCACGATAACCACGGTAGCCAACGTCACATCGCTAAACAACATTGACACCTACAACGCCCGTATGACTGTGCTCGACACTAACCGCACGGCATGGGCGCAATGCGTTCGTAGCCGCATCACCTGAGATATACATATGGCAAACACATTCAAGAAGGTCATTGACACGCTGGTGTGGCGGCAAATTCCGCCCATGCCAACTGCCCATGCTGCTGCGGTCAACGTGTGTAGCGATCTGCGCAATGACATCTCTCGTAACCCGTTTGTGTACCAGTTGGCATCAGCGGCAATTCTCAACCGCTACAACATCATCACGAAGGGGTCTGCGTTTGTAGTGAGCCCCGGTCTTGGCGGCACGTTCGGCGCTGGAGCAGCCTCGGCGTTTGTTCCGTCGTTTGGTCTTGTGGGCACGATTGCTGCGGGGTCGACAACGACTTCTGTAGTGCTCACAACCGCCCTGCCTTCCGCTGTTGGCATAAACATGCTCGCCAATCGGGGCGGTTCTGGAGAGTATGGCTACAAGCTGCGCATTATTGACAACGCGGCAGGCGGGTCAGGCAAGACTGTTGAACGGTATATCACTGGCAATACCGGGGGCACTACGCCAACGATCACGGTCTTGTCAGCTTTCGGCTTTACGCCCACCACTGGCTCGCGCTACGAGATTGTTGCGGGCCGAGTGGCAATGCTGTCAGCAGGTACGCTTGCTGCAACTTCATGGCGTTCGTTTGAAGTTGCAACGAATACGCTCGCGTCAATGACGCAAACCAACCTGCCCGCAACCATCGGTACGGACTCAAGCCTGATGGTGCTGGATGAGCAGTACGTACCCTTCAACAACTCCCCCGGCGACGGAATGATCAAGGGGGCATTCAACTACGACACTGGGGTTGTGCAGCGGTTTGCCTTGACCGCCACAGCTACGGCAGCAGGCACGTTGACGGGTCAGGCTACGTTAGGTGACGCGGTGGTGGTAGCGAACGAGTACCGCAACTTCCAAATCCGGATTGTTGAGGACACGACCAACGTAACGGCGGTTGGGCAGCGGCGGATCATTGCCAGCCACACAGCAGGGCCGAGCCCGGTTTACACGCTGGGCACCAACTGGACGGTGACGCCCTCGGAAACGGCTAAGTACGTTATCGAACTTCCTAATCTGATTCTGCTGCGCTCGTCTGCAACCACCACGGTGTACACCTACAACTACACCGA